CGGGGAGAGAATTATTGACCCTGACTTAATTATGCTCTGTGAGCAATTGATGGATGACATGTTTTCGTATAACGGGGACGTGATCGACTTTGCGTTTCAAGCCAATGCTAAAGATGAGCTTAGATCGAGAACCAAGATCGAGAACGTGGACACCAGATTAACTTATGCGAATGACGTCATTTTCAATTGCGTGCTTCGCCGGGTGTCTGCACCATTGGCGTGCGCTCTGGGAGAAACGTTTGGCAAACATGGTTTCTCTATTGCGCTTAATCCTCAGTCATTCGACATGAACAAGATTTACGCGTATTTACGCGAGGTTGACGGATCGGATGAACTGACCGTGATTGACGGGGATTATTCTGGTTTTGACATCAATCACACTAGGTTCGTCATCGATGTTGTCTTTGATAGCTTGTTCGACATCATGAAGATGTTGATTCGTAGCCAAAACTTTTGGGATTACGTTTATCATCATGAGGTTGAATGTGGGGCGACGATTCGGGATGTCCTTTACAAGTTCATCTCCCTCTTATGCAGCGGAAGTCTTTTGACGACCTTGTTTAATTGCTTTGCGAATGAGACTTATATGAGAACTGTTTTTAAGTTGGAATATCCTCATCTCAAGTTCGATGATCATGTTCGAATTGTTGTTTTGGGTGATGACCACCTGATCTCAACGTCGTCGTGTATCAGCTGGACACCTAAGAGTTTGGGTGGAAGTCTATCTCGCCTGGGCTTGAAGTACACCTCCGCGAGAAAAGACGAAGCCCTTAAGGACTCACGAACGCCATTCAGTCAGTGCTTGTTCTTGGGGTGCGTTCCGCAGAAACACCATGGACTTTGGTCTGGGGCTTTGCGAAAAGAGACCCTTTGCGGCTCACTTCTTTGGACGCGGAACAAGGACAAGACACTGGATTCAGAAGTTGTTCAGATGATTGAGGCTGCGAGCCAATGGGATGAAGAATACTTTAAGAGTTTTGTGACAACGTTGAGAAACGCCTATCTGTCGATGGGTCGCGAGTTCCCTGAGTTGAATCAGTCATGGGCAAGCTTGGGTCTGTGTGTGGCTTCGAGAACCACAGACTCCGGTTCCGACTTCCCTATCTACGGAGGTCAAATGGAGCAAGCGGTTTCCGATGCGACGCCGACCGTGACAAGGACTGGAATGACGAAGATCATGACCGATACCCGTGTGACAGCAGGACCATACCCGCAGAAGGATCAAAAGTCCTTAGCCGGTAAGGCGTTGAACGATAACACGGCAGACATCAATTATGGTGCGAACTCGCTTATGAGACGCTACACAGTCAAATGGAACTCAACTCAGGTTGAGGGGACTAACCTAGTCTCTAGAGATGTCCCTTTCGCTCTCCTAGGTCTTGCTGATCAACAGAACGTTCAGAACATGCCGTTCACTTCGTTCTTGTATTCAGTGACTGATGTCAAGATTGTTTTCCAAGTCAACGGAACTCCGACACAGGCTGGCATGTGTATTTGTTACCATGTCCCCCTGAACACGGGAACTCCCGATCGCGGGTCTAAGCCGTCATACAATCATACTTGGCTGCGACCCTGCCAGAATTCTACTAGTGAATTATATATTAACTTCCGTTATTGGAGATCCGCTTTGAACAGCACCAACGCGGCTTTCTTCAAGGAGGTTTTGGGATCCATTAAGGTCGACGTGTTCTCTCCTCTGGTCTCTGTGGCGGCGGGGAATTGCGATATAACCATGTTTGTGTCGTTTGACGCCAACTTCAAGATCCCGCGACCAATTCCGGTTGCTCCAACTACTGGGGTTGCCCCTGCATTTGGATTTGCCCGTGATCCTAATGGTGCTCTTCTGGCTGCAAGCGGCTCTTACGTAGCGCAAGGATCAAATGTGTCCACTACCAATGTGACGAACTCATACAGTGTTGGTAACATTGGAGGTGATATGCCTATTCAAGCTGGAGTTGACGGCGGAGGAAAGCTTTCTCAAGATGGTAAGGTCGACGCCTCCATCCCTATGGACAATCCCCCGTTGGCTGGTGGGTCGGTCCCGATTGCGGGTCAGTTTTCATCTATGAGTAAGTCAAACGGAGTTGAGGTGACTACAGCACTACAGCTACATCAGGCTGAGATGAGTTACCAGCCCATCTCAATCCGTGACGGACATGAGTCACTTATCTCAGAGATTTGTGGAAAGCAAGG